GGGTAGGGGTTGGTGTAGGGGTTGGTGTAGGGGTCGGTGTAGGTGTTGGTGTAGGGGTCGGTGTAGGTGTTGGTGTAGGGGTCAGTGTGTCTGAGCTTACAATAGTTACGCTTGAAGATTCAACCCAATACCGATTAGAATTAAAAAAGTTATGTGTTTGATTAATAATAGAATCGTAGGGGTTTCCATAAAGTTCCAGCGTGTAGTCATACTTAAAATCAAAATAGCGATCCGTTCCAGAAGATACGGCCCCTTTTCTTGCCCGTTTCCAAGCTGAATATCTGATAAAAACCCTGACATTTTCAATTGGCCCACCGTAATAAGAATCTGAGTTAAAATCTATAAAAAATGGGCCCGCAAAAGGAGTTGGCGGGTCGGCGTCAACCGTACCAAATGAAGGGCTGTAATACATGTTTTGGTTGCCGCCAATAATATCAAAGGTAACATTGACGTGTTTTAAGCCGATTCCTGCCCATTGATGCAAGTTTCCAGAGTTCCAGCCTTGGTCATCAAAAAGAACCGGGTCATTGCTTCCATCTGCTTTTTTTACCTGAGCGTGAAGTCTTCCGGGAATGTTGTAATAATTTTCCAAAGGGCCAAAATAATAGCCGCTGGCGGCGTCAAAAGTCAAAGTGGTTTCAATATTGCCAAGATTGATGTCGCCTACCTCGGTGACAAATTTTGCGTTGGCCATCGTAAGCGTCAAAGTTGGCGGCATGACCAGGTCAAAGGGTTCAGGCGGCGGGCAACAAGGTACGTCGCTAACATTTTGTGCGCCTAATTCGCTGCACTCTGATATGATGTAATTCTTAAAAATCCAGTTCACCCGGAATGAGGTTGTGTAAAGAGGGATGATCGGATTGGTTTCATTAATTGCGTTTTCCAGTGTCGGATAAAGAATCATGGATAGCGCTTGAACAACTGGGGGCGTGTCTTCGGACAATACAAAAGTTTTTCCGCCGTTGTCGTTTCCCTCGTTGATGAAATAAAATTTGCTGTTGGATAAAAAGGCGTACAAAGTCCAGGAACCACTGGCAACGGTGTAAACGCCGTTATTATCTAAAGACTGGTTTTTAACTAGAATTTTATCCCCTGCAATCAACGCCACGCCGTCAATTGTTTGCAGCCCGCTCAATGTAATGTTTGTGGTGGTTGCTGCTCGGATTGAAAATAGATACGTTCGCTTGATAGTTCCAATGTTCTTAAAACGCAAAAAGTAATTGGTTTTTTCTTGAAGCTCGACGCAATTTTCAGAAATGATGTCAAATAATACCGGGCTTGTTTCCAGATAAAAATAAAAATCTACTTTTGCGACGGCCCATTTCCCTGCGTAAGTGTTTCCGTTGGTTATTTTTGCATATTTTCCGTTGCTAATATTTTCCGACGCTAATCCAAAATACGAATAAGCAGAGCGATACCAGGCGCCGGCAGTAACGTAATAAATGCCGTTTTGGCTAGGAGTTGTTTGATTTTTAACTAGAACCCTGTTTCCTGCCACGACGGCCACGCCGTCAATGGTTTGCTCGCCGCTTAACGTAATGTTTGCGGTTGTGGCGGCAAAACAAGGCAAAAATTTTTCGGGCAAATGTGAAACAATTACCTGATTGACATTTGCCGCCGTTAAGGCTGAAGTGTTAAGCGTGCTTATGCTGTATCCGCTAGTAAAATGAAAAGGGTCAGTTAAAAAAGCGCTGCCGCCAAGATCGCCTGTTTCTCGCCGTCCGACAATTGCATTTCCAAAATAGTTGTATTCGCTTAATGGCTTTAATTCCATTATGCACCTTCCAGCGCCACGACCCTAGCCGTAAGGTCGGCGATGGCGTCCTGCATGGCCTGAATGTCTACGGCCGCAAATTCGACTGCCGTAGCTCCGGCGTTGACCTTCAAGAACTTTCCCGCTGCGCCGGTAAATGCTGCTGGAAAATCAGTAGCCCCCGTGAGCGTCAGAGAGCGCCAGCCCTTTGCGCCCGTGGTGGCGTGCGTGGCGTAGTATTTGCTGTTTCCAGGCGTGGCCGTGTCGTTGACCAGCTTGAGCGCCGACCATGCCGGGGAATTAGGATTGCCGCCGCCGGTCAGGCTGTTGGTCGTGGTCACGTTGTTGGCTGAAAAAACCACCGAAGCATTGTTGCTTCCGACTGTGAGGGAATAATAGGTGCTGGACGTGCCATAGGTTGCCGGGGAATCGCTCAGAGCAATGAAGGTGGTGTAAGTCGGCCCTTCCCCGATAGCACCAAATTCCAGCGCCGTGGCCGTGTCGTTGACCTTGACCACCCGGCCCTGATTGCCCAGGTAGCTTGAAGGGGTAACATCGGAAAGCGCAAGGAATTGCCGGATTACGGCGTTATCGTAATCTGCCCCCGAAAGGGTAACTGTTGAGACTTCAATCCCAGTAGGTGTGCAAATAACGTCTGTGACGACCTCGATTGTGGCGGAACCACTGGACCCACTGCCGGCGGCGGCGGCCCCTGCCGAGCCGATAATCTCGTAGACGCATTGCCCGGTGTCGTTGGTGCTGCGTAAGCGCATGTAGACTAGCCCGGTGGCCGTGGCCGTGGCCGTGGTTCCGGTGGTCAGGGCAGGCAAATAGGCGGGGTTGGCGGTGCCGTCCCCAATAACGGACGGGTTGGCGTCCTCGTAGGTTTTGCCATCTTTCTTGGGGACTTTCTTCTTCCATTTATGGATCACCGGCGACGAACCCGTAACGGTGCCCGTGATCTCCGCCACGAACCATTGCGGCGTCGATACGGCAATCTCGCCGCCGGCGCCGTCGTAGTTAATGACTATGCCCTCGCCTGCTCGTAAGGTCATGATTATACCTGTGCATCAAAGTAGATTTTAAGTAACCGTTTTAGCTGAGTAATTTTTTGACCTATGTCACTACCATCTGAGAAAAAATCGCTGTCATTGATCACCTTTTTTTTATTTCTGGTCACAAAGGTGACATTAAAGCCTGGTGTGTTGCTCTCTGTGCTGATGCTTTCGTTTATAAGTATTTCCATGATGTTTCCTATGTTTTAATGATGTAATTTAGAACAACGCAAGGTGGAATTGTGGCGTGTCTGCCGTCTGATCCATTACTGGTAATACTATGGGAATGATCTGCTTGCGTGCTAATTGTTAGCCCTGCCCCTGCTGAACCCTGCCACACTGTGCCAGGATAAGGGTCATATCGATCGCCACCAGTGCCCCTATAAGTTAAAACTTCTTTGGAAAGCGTGTGGCTATGGCTTCCAGCATTTCCAGTAGATCCACCATGATTATGACTCGGCATGTTAGTTGTCGTCAACTGATGTGTTTCTTCCCCTAGCCATTGTCCCCTTGTTCGTGCTGTCTGTGCTGTACCAGATGGTGCGCCTGTGCCAGATGAGTTTAAACCAACACCTGTTCCGGCCCCCATTGGAAGCCTGCCCCTGAGGTCAGGCAAGGTAAAATTTAGGCCTGCTGCCCCTGTGTATGCAGATCCGCCATAGGTATTACTGATGACAGCATGAAGTGCTAAGTAGGTAGAACTTGAAACACTGCTGCCATCACACAAAAGATATCCAGTAGGTGCGCTGGCCCCTGCGTATGGCATGAGCGAGCCTGTCGGCACAGATGCGCTTGCCGCCGGTGCGGTGCTTTGCCACGTTGTGCCGTTGCTAGTAAGTAGGTTGCCAGAAGTTCCAGGCGCAACAAAAGTAGGCGAGCTGGTGCCGTTTCCAAGGATCACATTGTTTGCGGTGAGAGTCGTTGCTCCTGTACCACCATTGGAAACGCTAAGGGTGCCGGTGTGGTCGCTGTGTGCTAAAGATGACACTAAAATTTGTGCCGTGCCGGCGGCGTTGGTTAACCATATTTTTCCATCGGCTGCGTTGATTGATATTTCCCCGGCTGTTACGGCGGCGGGTACGGCGGCGGCGGTGTAGCTGCGCTTTGGCTTGATCGGGTTTGGCATGCCTAGAACGTGCCCCCGTCCACGGTGCTGCTGCTGCTAAGGTAGTCGGTGCCTGCCGTCGCCGCTGTTAAGCTAGTGCCGGATTTTTTGAAAATACTGCCGTCACTGGCTGCGCTTAAGTCGCCGCCGGTGCCGCCCTTGGCTAAACTTATTGCCGTGGCCGACCATGTGCCGGTGGTGATTGTTCCCAGGGTAGTGATTGCCGTTTGGCCTGCCCAGGTTGATTTAATGGTTAGGTTGCTGCTGCCGTCGGTGGTGATGCTGGTGCCGTCCACATTGACGTTTAAAGTCGTGCCGCTAAAGCTTAAGCCGGTGCCGGCGGTAATAGCGCCTGACGATGAAAACAGGGTGAAGGTCAACGACGTTGTTCCCAGGACGATAGGGTTGGCCGTGGTTAAAACGTAGCCACGCCCGGCGTTTACGGTGCCTTCTTCGATGAAGGTAAAGGCGCCGCTATTAAATTCGGTGCTTGTGTCGCTGTCGGCGCTACGTGTCCATCCGCCTGACGCAACGTCGTAAATGCCGTTATTTGACGCCGTGGTTTGATTTTTGACTAATACCCTATCGCCGACAATAACGGCCACGCCGTCAATCGTTTGCGTGCCACTTAGGGTAATATTGGCGGTGGTTGAAACTCGGCACGATGCTTTAACATCAAGGCCGCTGCGGGCTGCGTCTACGTAGGCTTTGGTTGCGGCGTCCTGGGCGCTGGTGGGGTCTGCAAGATTGGTTATTTTGTTGCTATTTAGGCTTATGTTTGCCGTGGGAACTGCGAACTCATCCAGGCGTTTTTCAAGCACGTAGGTACTTATGCCTGTGCCGGAAACGGTGCCAGTTAATACGGTGGCGCTGGTGAATGTGTTGGTCGTGCCCGAAAAAGTTTGCGTGCCGGTTAGGCTGGCAAAGGCGCCTGGGCCGGCCAATGCCACAACGCTGGACGCCACGCCGCTGCCTGCGTCGCCGTAGCCGTAATAAAGTACGCTGCTGCCGCTGCCGCCTGTTTCGTTTACGGCAAGCTCGCCGTTCATAAGGCTGCTGGGGGCCCCGGCGCCGCCGCTGTTTCTGCGTTTGATTCTGATTACGTTTGCCATGGTTTTTTCCTTTAAAAGTTGCCGCCGTCTAGGTAGTTGCTGTTAACCCATTGCGCCAGTGCGCTGTTAAATTTTAATAGCTGGCCGTCTTGAATGTTGACTATGAGTACGTCGTTAAGTTCATCAATTAGCCCATTAACGCCGCCCGGTGGGCCGGCTGGCCCTGGGGGCCCTTGCACGCCTCTGGCCGACGCTGTAACCTGCGTGACAAGTTGTTGCACCTCGACGATGCGCCCGCCTTTTTCCACGACGACAAAATTGGGGTAATCTTTGATTGCTCTTGCCTGCGGGGCGGTGTCCTCGGGCATGGCGCTGATAATAAAGGCTTGCGTGTTTTGGTCGTTGACCTGCACGGCCCCGGCGCCGGCCGTAACCGTAACGGTTTGGCCAATGTCTGCTATGCGGTTAGTGCTCATCGGGTGACCCCTGCCCGGACCGTGAAGGTGCCATAAAGCGGTTTGTTGATTGTGCTGCCGCTGATTAAGATAAGGTCATACACGTAGTTGCCGGCGGCGATGGCTGCCGTGTCGGTGGCGCTGATGAACAAGCTGATGGTCCCGGTGGCCCCGCCCAGGGTAATGCCGCCGTTTTCGGTTGTAAGTTCTGTGATTACTACGGCGCTGGTTGCGGTGTTTCTTAACTGCATTTTTGCGGTGAAGCCGGTCAGATTGATCAGCCCGGCGGCGGCGTCCCGTAGGATGACAACCCGTTCATAGGTTGCCCCCTGGTCGCAAATGGTGTCGTATCGGCCGGCTGGTGCGCTCATAATTACCCCTTTCTAATAAATGACCTTTAGGACGGGGTAAAAAGTAGCTGGAAGGGGTAGCTTTTGTAAGGCGGAATGCCCTCGGTGGCGCTGGTGTTGGACGGGCCGACGGTGGCGTAATAGTGTTTCATGTCCTTGAACCAGGGGAAGGTGTTATGGCCGGCGGCGACGTGGTTTGCGTTGCTGGGGCTGACGCCCTGCCCGCCCAATTCGGGCTCAAGGTAAAGGAAACTAAATTCAATATTCACGATTTTGGCGGCGCTGGGCAGGGTGCTGCCGGTGTCCTCGTCGATGACCATTTCGGGAAACGGTTCGGGCATGGGCCGGGTCGTGGTCCAGCCCTGAAATAACAGGGTGCCGCTGTGGTAGCCGAAAAATTCCGTCTGGTTGATTTTGCCCAAACCATTGAAGATGTTTTCGCCCTCGGCCACGGTGAAAGGCACGTGGTGCCAGGTCAGGGTGATATTTTTGGATTTTTTGAGCAGGCGAACCTGTCCTGGGAAATTGGGGGCGGTGGCTTCTCCGGTGCCGGCCATGCGGTAAACGCCGTGCTGGGCCGTCAAGTATTCGACGCTGGTTTTGCTTTGAAACTCCACAAAGCGCCACGATTCAGCGGCCACGTTTTTTGTTACGGTGCCGCCGTCGTCGTCGTAATACGTTATTGCCTCCACACTGATTGACTCATCTTTGTAAAGGGCATAGGGCCGGGGCGCAAATTCCAGCACCACCTTGGCATACTGATATGCTGCATATTCGGGCAACGGGTCGGCTTCCAGTTCCTCGATGGCGTCGGCTTTTTCCACGAATTGATAGCCCTCGATAGTGGCGATGGATGAAACGAATAGCCACGGAAAAACGGGGTGCGCCAGCGGAAGATTGCGGGCCAATTTTCCGTTTTTGACGCCGACGCTTCCCAAGGCGCTGCGGCAAAATTCCTCGACCTCGTCCCAGGGCATTTGGTATTCGATGGTGGCCTTTCCGCCTTCCATGGAAAAGCCGGCCGAGGATTTTGCGATACTGCCTACACGTTCTTGATATTCTGCCATGGTGGCGCCTCTCTGTTATCCGAATAGCATGCCGCCGATAAAATTGCCGATGGCCTCGCCGGGCCGTTTCAGCGGGTTATAGTCGTAAGCCGTTTGCGCTGCGCCTTTGGCCGTTTCCTTGACGGCGTCCTTGCCTGCCTGCAAGATGGCGCTGACGATGATCTGCTTTAAATCCATCTGCGCCAGACCGCTGATGTCCTCGCTGATTGTGGCCAGAAAATCATCGGTTTTCTTGGGCGCATCCGGCACGGCGGTCGCCGTAAACGACGCTTGGGCGATGTTTTTGCCAAAGCTCTCGGCGCTTTGGAATTGA